TCCCACGGCGCCGCCCACGCCGGCGGCCGCGCCCAGTCCAGCCGCGCCAGGCCGTGCAGGTGCGCCACCATGTGCGTGCCGACCATCAGGTCGAGCGCCTCGTTGCGCGGCGTCAGCCTCTCCCACGTCCCGTTCGGCTTCCGCCGCTCGGCGACCAGCTGCTCGAACCAGACATGCGGCGGCTCGGCCGAGCGCAGCGCGTCCGGCACATGCACGTAGAGCCGCCCCGGCAGCGCCTGGCCGAGCTGCGCCGCCAGCGCATCCTTGAAGACGTTGGCATTGAACATCGCGATCGGCACCTCGCCGCGCGCCGCCGCGCGGCGATCCTTGCGCGCCGTGTCCGGGTAGGAGACCACCAGCTTCGGCGCGTTGGCGCCGCCCTGGCCCTTGGCCGGCAGCAGCGACCAGATGTCGCGGCCGGCAAGATTGCCCAGCCGGCGCGCCACCCGCTTCCGCTTCCAGCGCAGCCAGGCGCCATAGGCTTGCTCGGTGACGCCGGGCGCACCGCCGCTGTCGAACGCCGCGCCGCGCACCCGCATGATGCGGCCGCTGCCGTCGGCCAGCGGATATTCCGCCTCAATCGCGAGTGCGATCGCGCGGTCCCAATCCTCGGCCGAGATCGCAGGCGCCGCCTCGATCCGCCGGAAATCGACGATCCACGATTCGCCGTCGATGCCGAAGCCGCGCACCAACAGCTCAAACCGATTGTCCTGCACGTCGAGGAACGCGGTCAGGAAGCGCACGCCCTCCGGCACCTGGCCAAGCGGAATGGCCTCAGCCCGGTCGGCGAGCGCGGTCGCGTCGATCGAGCCGATCGCCTTCGGCCCGTCGTACGGCAGCCCCCATTGCTTGACCAGCACCTGGCGCAGGCTGGCGTCGTCGCCGGTTGCCTCCCAGGCGCGCTGCGCCTTGACCCGCGCCGCCGCCAGGCCGCCGATGCCGCCGAAGGCGAACGGCGACATCGCGCCGGTGATCCAGAACCCGGCGATGGTGCGCGGCAGCAGCGCGCCCACGATTTGCCCGTCCTCGTCGATCGCCTGGCCGAGCCCTACCCAGGCGCCGCGCAGATTCATGCCGCGCCGCTCATCATCGGCGATGCGGCAGCCATTGGCCGGGCAGACCAGCCGCGCCTCCGCCTCGATCACGTCGAGCGGCGCCTCGACCGGATAGTCGAGAGAAAAATGCCGCGCATCGGTCGGCGCGAAGCTGGCGTACTGGCCGCAGTACGGGCACGGCGCCCACCAGGTGCGCCGGTCGCTTTGCGCATACCAGGCCATGATGCCGTCGTTCCACCGGCGCGGATCGAGGCCGCCGGCGCGGTCGGGATGCGAGATGCCCAGCACTTTCGACTCACGACCAAACGTCTGGCGGCGGATGTTGAGCAAGTTCAGCACGTCGCCGAGTTCGGCCGGATAGGCGTCGATCTCGTCGGCGACGATGCGCGGCGCCGACTTGTTGATCAGGTTCGCCGATGTCGCCGTCAAAAATTCCGCCGACATCGAGGTAAACCGCTTGAAGTGCAGCGAATTGTCGATCGGCCGCGTGCCGAGCTTCTGCTTGACCGGCTTGTGCGCGGCGATCATCGGCTCGATGCGCCGCTTGACGTAGCTGTCGAGCGACGGCTCGGTCTGCATATACCACAGCAGATCGCCGGGATCGCAGTCCGCCATTTGCAGCAGCCAGTTCTCGGCAACCGTGGTCTTCGCCGACTGGCCCGGCCCGACGATCGCCACCGTCGCATGTTCGCGGCTGGTCAGCGCCTCCATCGGCGCCACCAGATACGGCACCGATTCGTGCCGCCAGCGGCCGACATAGCCGCCGCCCTCGTTGGCCAGCCACCGGTGCTGCGATGCCCAATCGGCGACCGACAGCCGCTCGGGCGGCAGGAAGGCCTGCAGCGTGTCGAGCACCAGCCGCGCGCCGGAGGCGTAGCGCGCCGCCCCGATGTCAGACAAGGCGGAATTCTCCGGCGTCGGCCTGGCCCTGGTCGCCGAGATAGTGCGCCGCACCCGTGACGAAGCGGCGCTGCAGGTCGGCGAGCTCCGCCTCGTGCCGGCGCAGCACTGCGTCCGGCCAATCGTGATCGCGCGCGAGCTGGCGCAGAAACGTCCGCAGATCGCCTTGCAGCTTGGCGAACGCGGTCGACAGCGCGACGCGCACCTCGCTGGTCGGCGCCAGCAGGCCCGACTTCATGGCGAGATCCCGCTCCGCTGCACGCGCGCGCGCGAGCGCCAAACGCTGCGACGGCGTCAGCTTCGGATCGAGGTCAGGCGTCACGTCGTCGATCGGCAGCGCGATCTGCGCCAGCAGCTCCGAGCGGCGCGCCGTGCCGGCCTTCTCCTCGGCACGGCGCTGCTGCAGGAAGTCGATGCACAGCGCCAGGTCGAACTGCCACGCCTCGCCGTTCTTGCCCTCGCGCAGAACCGGGAAATCGCCATAGCGGCGCAGCAGCGCATCCACCGTCGGGCGCGAACAGCGCAGCGCCTCCGCCAGCTCCTGCTTGTTCACGACCACGAGTTCCGCGCGCTCGGGCGGATCGGCCGCGGCATCGGACGCCATCGACAAGGACAACAGAAACCCCTGTTCTGACACAAAAATCCCGCCGAAAGCCGCGGCGCAAAATGCCCGCGGTTGGGGACGGGCGTGGGAAGGACCCGCTAGCGCGCGGTCGCGATCGCTTCAGCCAGACGCTTGCGGATCGCCGCCTGCCAGGTCGCGGCGGCGGCGCGCGCCACCTGGTCGCGGAAGTGGAAGCGCGGCCGATAGGTCGCCTTCGGTTCGAACACCGTCAGCCGCGTCAGGCGCCGGCCCGCCAGTCGCCGGAAGTAGCCGCCCGGCCCGTGATTTCCCGGCGTGTTGGCCGGCAGATAGACCACCGACTCCGCCGGCGCTGCCATCCCAGCCGCCGCCAGCTTGCGCTTCGCCACAGCACGCCGCCTCGCCGACGGCTTCGCCTCGGCCTTCAGCTTGCGCAGTGTGCCGGCCGGGATGTTGCCGAACGCATCGAGCAGCAGCCCGCGGCCCGGCAGCACCAGCGCGCTGGCGCCCGGCTTGCGCGTGTTTGTCGCCGGCGTGCGCGTGCCGCCGACTTCCTCGGCGAGCAGATATTTCTGCTGCAGCGGCCGCACTGTCACCGCGGCCTGCAGATGCTCCTTGCGCGCCGCCAGCGCCCGCGGCGCCAAGACGGCGCGCTGCGTGAACGGCGTCGGCCGATCGAACGTCTCGCCCATGCGCGCGTTGATCGCCGCATTCGCCGCCCGCGCACAATCATTCAGCGCCCGCGCCACCGCGAAGCGCAGCTGCGCGCCCGCCGCCGTCTGCAAGGCGCGTTCAAGCCGTGAGAAATCGGATTTGAGCGAGAGTTCGATCACGATGCCGCCCCGCAAACGACGGCGCCCGCCGCGGCGATTGCCGGGCGGGCGCATTCCTCGTCAGAGTAGAAATGCGCATCGCAGATTTCGCGGAATCTGTCAAACCTTCGGTGAGAAATTTCTCGCCCGTAGCGCCTCGGCAATCAGCGCAATCCCCTGTGCGTGCCAACGCGGAATCGATTTGTCATCGGCCCCGATCAGCCGCCCGATCCGCCGCCAGGAGAACAAATGCCGACCGGTGATCGGCGCCACCAGCGCGCGGCAGCCGACGATCCGCCGCAGCACGTAGCGATCCGACGGGATCAGCGTGATCCAGGCCAGCGCCTCGTCCATGCGCGAAATCTGCGCCGCCAACGGCCGCGGCGGCCGCAGCGTCGCCTCCGTCCAGCCATAGGCTTCATGGAAATCATGCACCACCTCCGGCCAGCCGACCCGCATGCCCAGCGGCGCGCCGCGATTCGGCAGCGCGAGCAGCGTGGCGCCGGCTTCCTCCAAGCGCGCCACGATCAGCAGGCACAACGCCGATGCGTCCGTCGCAGTCCGCACCATTGTCCGATTGTCCGCACTCATGTCCGACCTAACCCCTTGAAAAGAACCAAACGGACAAACGGACAATGCGGACATGGCAGTTCCTAACATTTCCGCGCGCGCGCGAGTCA